TATTTTTTAAATTTTTATATTCAGATAATAAATCTTCTATTGAATTTATTGCTGCATCTTTTTTTGCATTCTTACCAGTAGAACTTGATGAATCTGAGCTTGCTACTATAGAATTTTTAGCAACCGCTAGCTTCTTTGAATAGTTAGATACAAACTCTTGCTCATAATATTTCATATTACGTCTTACTTCTGACGCTTGATTTAATAGTTCTGGATTTGCTTCTAACACAGCATCCTTAAATCCAGTAGAAAGATATATGTTAAGTGCTGGTATTTCTTCTTTTGCTAAAGGCTGGTCATATAAAGAAGCAACAGCAGTCTTTGTTCCTATTGCTTTCATCTTTCTTCGTACACCTTGTGCATAATTTTTACTTGATGCATCAAGAGATGTTTGCTCATGCATTTCAGCACTCTTAATTATATTATCCATTTGATTAAGACTTGCTGATATAAGGTCTTTGTTACCTTGCTCAAGACCAGTTTCTAAATTAAATAAAAACTCAGCTACGTCATTATTAATCATTGTCTCGTTTCGTGCTTGAGCTGCTTTTACTTGCAGTAAAGTCAAGTCTGCTACATGGTCACGAACTGTTGCTTCACCAGCATCTTTAATAATATTCTTAAATTCATCAGGACTGTTATCAACAATCTTATCAACATAATCAGACATAGCATTATTAAATGCTTGGTCACCACCTACAGTTGTTTGATACTTTGCTCTTAGTTCCTTACTGCGTAACTTGATGTCATCTTCTACACTTTTCATGTAGCGTTTTTCAGCTAATTGCTCAAAAGCTTTTTGACCTATAGAACCCATCTTTGTAAATTCTTGAGTAGAATAAGCCTTAAACTTTCCATCCTCATCAAGAGTAGTGAAGGATTCTATTGGTGCAGACCTTGCTCTCTCTTCTCCAGTTTCTTTTGCATTAGCTGCCAACTCATCAAAGGTAATCTTATTAAGCTGATTAATACTTTCTGCTGTGCTAACAAAAGATTGCTCAACAGCATTAGACCTTTGTATCAAACCTATTGGTTGATTTCTAAAAGATACAGCTTGTTTAATTACTTTAACTGCCATTATACACTTGTCTTATTCATATTATAAAAACCTTGAATGCCTTGCGAAACAGCTCGTAGATAGTAAGCTCTTTGTTTAGCTTCACCTTCTATCCTAAATTGTTCTGCTTGTCTTCTTGATTTGTCATCTGTAAACAATGCCTGTCTATCCATTCTTGTAACATCTTTACCTACAGTTTCTTCTTGCTTTCTTCTAAATGCTTTCAAACTTCTATCTGTACCTTTATCTCTACCAGTCCCACCAAATAGATTAGCATTATTTATAGCTCTATCAGAAAAATATTTATCTAGTCTATCATTATGCATTTGTGCAAACTTAAGTGCATTTCTTTTTCTGTCTTCTTCTGCTTCTCTTGCTTTTGATTCTGCTTGTTGTCTTGCTGCATCTCCAGCTGCAACAGTAGATGCAACAGATAATACAGAACCAACAGCACCTAGTATTTGTAAAAACTGTATTGCCATTAAAAAGCTACCTCCGCTATTATTGAATTAATTTGCAATGCCAATGGTGCATTCTGTGTAATAGTTATTTGTGGGTCTGTACCAAACCCTAACAATCTAAATTCTTTTTTACCAGTAACTGCATTTCTTGGCTGACTCATATCATCAGTTACCTGACGTATAATTAAATTAGTATTATTTACAGTAACCGAAAGAGTATTGTTTAAATCAAGAACTACTCTTTGTACTGTTCGAGGTTGTCCAGTAAGAGGTCCATCTGCTATTTGTGCATCTATTGGATTTGTTTTTAAAGTAACGTCAAACTTCAAACCTATTTCCGCTGAAGATATTGCAGAGTCTACTGACGATACATCCACGTTACCACCAGACACAGTAAAACTCCCAAGATAAAAAGTACCATTGACCACATCAACCACAGCTCCGTTGGCGAAATCGGAACTAACGCTGAAGACCCCATTAGAACCAGAATAAGTTTTAGCCAAATCAGTATTAAAAGTATTGCTAAACTCACAAAGAAAATATTTGTTAGTACCGTCACCTTTATCAAATTTAACAACTGCATAAACATGAGTATCAATTACACAACATGAATGGAAACTTCCTTGAGATGTAAACTGTGTCCAGCCAGCTCTTTGTTCCACTCGATTAGAATTAAACACAGCAAGAGTACCATCAGCATCAACTATAAACAAATAATTTTCTGCTCTGCCAATAGCACCAGAAAGCATACTCATTTGTATTGGTGTATTAATAAGATGACTTGATAATGTAGAAATAGGTTGACCGGTATATCCTTTCACAGCATCAGCAAAGATAAACTCTCGTACCATTGCACCAGATGAATCTACAAATACTGTTGCTCCGTCATATATGTAAGGTCGGAGAAAGGAAGAACCAAATGATGTCTGTCTTTCTATAGATGCGTTTGTTGGTGTAGTAACTTGTCCTTGTAATGCTGGTAATATAAATTCATCTGTAGATGTAAAGACATGTAGGTCTTTATTAGATATAATGTGACGTATAGTATTAACCTCTCCAATACTGGTAGTAATATCTATAGCATCATCATCCTCTGCATCACCTACATCAAAGTTAAAATATGTTGCAGTCTTGCTTCCCCATAATCCATCTGGCTGTCCAAGAGTACCACCATACCATAATCTATTTTGGTGAAATGCTACTGCTGCTGGAAATCCTCTTAGTGCAGAATAAGATTGCTCAGACCATTCTGTAACTGGTGCATGAGTTTCCAATGTAGGTGTGCCACCACCAGCAGTTGCTGATGTTGCGTTTGCTCCAGCAGTAAATGTAAATGTATTATCATCAATTACTTCTGCTACTGTTCTCGAACCATTTAAATTCGACCTAGCTATACCACCAACAGCAGATGCGTCAGCAACAGTAAAGGCATCACTAGCAGATAAACCATGAGCAACTAATGTTACTCTTACAGTTCCAACACCTTCATTTGTTCTAAGAGAATCTACCTTCAATCTTCTTTTAAGATTACCAAATACTGTTCCAGTTGCTTGTGTTGTTGATTGCACAGAAGTTATCTGAAACTCTGCATCATTATATCTAAAATTTATTCCTATGTGCTTTGAATCAGGATAATTACCTCCAGACTGTGAACCAGTTGTGTCCCAATATGCTGAACTTGTGGTGAAGGTAACACTACTTCCGCTAGTTGCACTTGGGTCTAAAGTTACTCCTGGAGTTTGAAAACTAAAGTAAGGTTGATGAACTATTGTGTCTGCTGAGTTTTGGTCAAACGTATATGTTTCAACAGCAAAAGAAGTAAGCCCTGTTCGTACAAGTTTTCTTACCATAAAAGTTTGGTGAGCAATAAACATTGTGTCACCTGACTGTGCATATGTTACTTGATGGATATTGTCATGTGTAAATGGTAAAGCTGCACTACTGCTGTCTTGTGTTATTGTTGTAGCAAGAGTTACATTAAAAGATGTATCAACTCTAAATACTCTTATCTTAAGATTTTCTAATGAGATTATATATCGTTCATCGTCAGAGAATATAAATGGTACTATCCTATGTTGCTGTACTTTACTTGTATCTATAGAGGTATCAAACTCATATATATTGCTAAGACCAGACCTTTTTATAACACCACCCTCTGCCCTTATAAAAAAGTTTTCTACTTTCTGTGCTGAGTTGGAATATACTTTTGAGTCTGTTCTTGAAATTAGAGAAGGACTTATTTCACCAAACTGAAAGTTTGATAAAGGCACTCTCAACTTTCTCATGGTTATCTCCTGTTCTGAACAAACCTTCCAGTAATAAGTTTTCTTGTTGTCTGTTGTTGCGAGTCTACACTTCTTGCTTTTAACATAGCCCTATCAGCAAGAGTAGCCATTGTTTGAGTAAGAGAACCATCCCTAGCTATAGATGTAGCAAAGACTTGTGCCAATCCATAAGCTACTGCCATTATAAAATAACTTGGAAAAAATTCTTCTGATTGTCTAAATGTATAATCTGCAATAACTTTATCTGTGCTAGTAGTATCTGCATATATCATATCTCCATATATTTGATACTCTATGGGATTATCATTTACTGTTATTGCATGAATAATAAGTGTGTCATTTGGTTGTTGATAGGCTAAATCATATCGTGCAGTAGGTGCATCTGTTAGCCTATTTAGTTCTTGTTGGTTTGTTGCAAATCTCCATCTTGCGTTGGTAAGAGATGATTGCACAACATCTTCATAAACATTTGCTGCAACCCTTGCTTCTGTCGTGCCATCGTCAAAAGATGTTATAGGTTCTGCTCCAATAAAGATTAAACCTCTATTGCAAATATCTACAGCTGAATCTGATTTGGTGCTAACTACTGCCATAATAGAGTAGGGGGATTTCTCCCCCTATCCTTAATCGCCATCTGTTTCAGCAATAGCTGTACCATCAGATACATCTACAACAGTACCAGTATTTGACAAAACACTTACAAAACTAGTTGTAGGAGTGTTTGTGTCAGCAACAATTATAACATCTCTAATAGCAAGCATATTTGCAGCATCATTAAAGTAACCAGCAGTATTTACAGTAGCAATAGCGTCTGTAGTTGTATAAGCCCACAAGTTAATATTTGATGCACCAGCTAAACGAGATAATCCTGTAGCACTAAAAGCCATTTCAATACCTCCTATTAATTGTTATCTAAGACTTCATAGATACCATTGTCATCAATAACAACAGCACCCATTGACATCATAGATGTTGCAAGATGAGATGCTTTCTCAGGGATATAATTTATCTCTGTGGAAACATCAGAGTTTACTCCTAGTCCTATAGAAGTAGTATGATAAGCCATATTCTTACCAGCAGTAATTGCAGAAGTAGAGAATATGTTGAAGCCTAGAAACTGCTTCATTGTCATACCACCAGCAAATGGTAGGTTTTGCTCACCAACAAAGTCAGATGATGCAAACTCATTTATTAAGAATAAGTCTGCAAATCCCTTTGGGTGCATAGCAAGATAACGACCACCATCCTCAGGAATGTTTGCAGAACCAAAAGTTTCAAACAATGATAGTAAGTCTGCTTTTTCAACAGCACTACTTGTGTCATGTATTTGAGTTGAGTTAGCTCCAGCATCCATTGCTGTGTATAGGATTTCGTCAGTTTTTCGACCAAGAGCAGCCGCAGCACTTGTTGCTACTGCTTGCCTTTCATCGATATTTGTTTTGAGTTCATCTAGTTTGTCGATATATTCGGCAGCATAGAAATCACTCATGGTTGCTTCCACAGTTGTATGTGTTAGCTCCATAGGTGTTACCATACCATTTCTCGATTTAGTAGACGCACTACCAGTTCCAATCTTTTGAAAACGTACTACGTTCCCAGCTACATTGCCAACCAGACGAACAGTATTCCTTAGTTTAGAACCCATACGCTGATATGCCATGTGAACATCAGACTCGAACTGTTTAATAAAGGCTGTATCAATTGTATTTGCCATTATTCAGCTCCATTGTTAAGTTTCAATTACGTCGCTGATTGTCCGTTTTGCATCTTAACATGATTGTCCACAAGGGGTCACTCAATGCATAGTGGGTCTTGACTTACTCATTCTTTGCTCAAAATTATCTAAATTGCAATAGTAAAGTTTAATAAAGGGTACATTATCAAAGAAATATATGTCATCTTCTTGATGGAACCCCATAGATTCTAACCATTTTATAGTTTGTATTTGGTCTTTTGGAACAAAGTTTTCTACAAAATCAAAGTCTATTTTAAGAAACGATAGTATTAATTTGCTGTGTTTGAATATAAATAACCAATGTTTATTAATCATTTCTGTCCCAAGAAACCATATTCTACCAATGTGCATAACGTCATCGAGAGGAGTAACACCACACATACCTATAGGATTACCTTTGTGTGTTATGGTAAATCCCTTTGCACCATCTTCTAAAAACGGAACAGCAAGTGCCATCTCTGGAGATGCACCAACTAATGCACACTCTCGAACATCAGAGATTCTTAAATTATTAACAAGGTAGTCTACATCAGAAAGTTTGCATGGTCTGAACTCAAACTGTCCTTTCTGAATGTAGGTCATTTGTTATAAAGTTTTTGGAAACCTTCTTCTACTTGACGAACATAGCTTGGGTCACGTTTTGACATATTCCAATATCTTTCGTCTTTCATCATCTCTCGCAATCCATCTTCTGATTGCTGACCAGTTGGTGTTGCATCACCTATAGATGTTGTTGTTTTCAAAGCATTCATAACAGTTTCCATTGCCTTTACACCTTCTGCTGTTGCACAAAGATTAGCAATTTCTGCATGTTGCTCTGGTTTAAAAAACTTATTTGACCATAGTTCTACTGCTTGGACTCTTTCAATAGCATTATCCCCTAAGTTTTTCATCTCTGATTCTGGGTCAGACATACCAATATTCATTGCTTTCTTATACATCTCAATGCCTTCAGCAAACTCATCTTGGCTATAACCATTCTCATAAGATTGTTCAGCCCACCACTCTAGTAAATCATTACTCTTAGCAAGCTCATCATCAATACCTTCTGGTAATATGTAATCACCTTTCTTTTCTGGTCTGTCTTTATATGCTTCTGTTTCCAAGTCTTTCATAACTTGTGATTTAATATCATCTTCTTTCTGACTTAACTTACCTTCAAGTTGTGAATAGGAACTAGCCATATCCTCTGCCGATTTAAATTTTTCTGGCAACCAAGCTGGTCGTTCACCCATAGAATCTATTGGTTGTTCAGATGTAGGAGTTGTTTCAGTTGTAGGAGTTGTATCAGTTGTAGGGGTATTATTAGTCTCTACTTGTTCTGCTACTGTTGTTGATGTTTGTTCTTCACTCATATTAATCCTCTCTTGCTACTTTATCACCATGTGCTATTCGTCTTTCAATAACACCTACAATGTACCTAGAACCCTCTGCATGTCTAAGCACTTCGTCTGTAACTGCTGAACCATGTACTGCTTCAATAGTTATAGAACGTAAATATTTTAATACCTCTTTACCAACTGGAGTATTAAACAAAGCATGCATATTCAAACTAACTGTCTCTTCATCTACTTGATATCTTGGAAAGCCATCAATATTACTGGTAACAATTGGTTTACTCTGCTGCTTGTTCATTTGGTGCTTCCTCCATTTGTTGTGGCTGCATCATTTGTTGTTGAGCTAACTGCTGTGCAGTTTGTACCAGTAGTTTACGTTCTTCTAAATCTCTTATCAGAGTATCAGGTACACCAAACTTCCTTGCTAAATGTGCTGCGGTTTCTTCTGTGTTAACTAAAAGGTTTACTGTCTGTGGTCCAAATGAACCTCCTACAAGTTCTAACCATCTTGCTATTGCAGATATATCTTGATTAGATTGTGCTTGAGCTAATGGTGAAACAGACTTTACTTTTATTTGTCTGCCATTCAAAGTAGGTATCTCTATACGACCTTGCTTTTTTAAAATGAATACAACTCTTTGTAATACTGGCTGAACCATTTCAGCTTGCAATCTACCAAAAGCAGAACCCATACGTCTACTTAAGTCTGCCATTCTTTCTGCAACTTCTGTTGCACTTGCTGGTGTCCTGTCTGGATTACCAAGCATATCATTATACAATGCTCTCTTAATATTCTGACGCATATCACTCAGTACAAAGTTTGTAAAGTTAAGGTCACCAGCTTGTTTGATTGGTTGCAATCCAGCAGAGTTTGGTGCTTTTGGAATTACAGTTCCAGGCACTAAATTAATTGTATCAGGATTAATTACACCATCATCATCCATCTGATAGATTCCAGATATTGCCATTGCTGCATTATTAAGAATTGACTCTACTGTTAGGTTAGTAGTTTTAATTGCACTCAAACAGTTGAATATTGGACCTCTCCCATATACCTCACCAGCACATGTATTCCAGCGAAAACATATATATGGATTGCTACCAGTACCAACAAGAGATTCTTTTTTAAGAATAGATAATGTATTCAGCTCTATACATATATACATAAACGCATCTTCATTGAGCTTTGAATAATCTTTACATACAATCTCTAACAATTTTGTTTTTGAGTCAGGCTTTGAAATCATAGAGTTAGTTAACTCTTGTGGCATCTCTTGCTCTGGAAATAGTATATGTAAATCTGAATATCGAACTTGTCGCTCTCTATATACATGGTCAATGTTATCATCAGGACCAACATCAAGAACTACATGAGGTAAGGGTATAGCAGAAAAAGATATTGGATTAATAGCATCTCCCTCTGAGACATGAAGCACACCAGTACCAACAGCTAAATCCATAAACGACTCATGAACCTCTTGAGCAAAGTTTGAGTTCTGCAACACTTCAAAAACGTATTCTGTTATTAGCTCTAAATCATTATTAATTTCATCACGTTCTTCTAAGGGTATTTCTGAGCCAGCAGCAAAATCAGCCCAACGAGCAAAGTTGGGGACAAGTCCTTGTTGGAGTCTTGATGCAAATTCCTGTACTCCAACGACAGCAGTCTCATCAAAGATTTTTTCATCCCTACGTTCTCCTATGGTCTTTGTTTTAAATGTTTCTCGCATAGGCATTGTATATTCGTAGCAGTCATCAAACACATCTTCAAAGTGCTGACGTACAGTCTTAGCTTTCTCAAATTTTTCTTTATAGTATTTGGCTAATTCTTTCGGCTCTGTTGGCATACCGATATGCATATTAGTACCTTCTTAAACCAGTTTGATTTTGTTGCGTACCTTGATTAAGAAAACCAGAACCCCCTGGGGAACTTGTGAACAAAGAACCTCTACCTACTTTTCTTCTAAATACTGTACCACCAGTGTCATAGAATAAACTTGTTTTAACTGGACCTGTTGTTTCTACTTCTTCTTCAAGAGCTTTTTGTCTATTCACAATTTTTTGTTCTTCTTCTTCTTTTTGTGCAGCCTTTGTTTCTTCCTTTACCTCTTGTCTAGGTTCTGGAGTTGGGCTACCACCACCACCAAAGCACATACTTATCTCCTTATGTCCATTCCGAAAAAGTTCTTCTTTCTACTAATACTAGGTCTTTTAAATAAATCAAAGCCTTTTCTTGCGTTGAACGCTTGCATAGGTTTTTGTCCTGACATCAAACTTCTACCTTCCCCAGCTCCTAACATAAGATATTGCAAGGCATCATGGATGTGAGAGAACATATTTTTCTCAGGTTTATCTTCGTATCTTTCTCCTGACACTTGCATTCTTCTGTAGCAGTAGCCACCTTGAAATCCTTTTATAAGTTGTGGACATCTTCTATCCATTAAGAACCCAGACTTTCCATCTACCATTTTATTTAGTTGTGAAGAAACAGACTCAAGTCTTAAGTCAATACTATTACTTGGAGCTGGCGTTGCTTTTAATCCAGCACCTCTTAAAATTTGAAAGGGAGTTGACTCATCTGTCTGTGCTCTAAAATCTCCAGCTGGGTCACCATAGATATACACATCAAGACTATTAAATCGTGTAGCAATTTCTTGTCTAAGTAGTTCTGCAAAACGAACTATACCCATGTCAATAGCTACAATCTCAGACTGTATTAACCATCGACCTCTAACCTTCTGAGCAAACACAGCAGATGGAGTAAGACCAAAATCAATCCCAATATATAAAGGCACACCAACTGCAACTGGTATTTCCTCTTGTGCAATATGTGTATCACTTACAAAGTCTGGGTAGACTGGCTTGCCATCTTGAATCATACCTAGACGATTCATTACATACACATCTATCCAACTTTTTGTTTTTCCGTTTACAATATTTGGGTAATAACTTTGCAATATGTTTTTGCTGTTCTCTGCTTTAGGTGTGGGGGAATAAGATATTATTTCGCCCTTCTCTCCAAGATTTTCTATCATTGCTGCTGGCTGTGTATAGAATCTCCAGTTCTCAGGCTTCACTAACATAGTTGCTTGCTCTCTTGGAATGTGGTCAGGAATAGGAACTTCACCTGACATGATAGCCCACCAATGGTCTTCCTCTGGTGCGTTAGTATCACAGATAACACCAGACCAACTGGCACCACCTTCTCTCATACTTGGGTATCTACCAACACGCATAGTACACGCATCAACAATACTCTTTGGAATCTCTCTAGCTTCGTTTACCCATATACCAGTTAGCTCAAGAGAAAGAAGTTTCTTAACATCTTCTGGTCTGTCAAGAGCAAGAAAGATAACCTCAAGGTCTAAGTCATTCATAATAATGTGGTGAGTGTACGGAACTGACCACTTAAAATTTCCCCAATCTGATTCTGGAAACCAATCTAACCAAGTCTTAATTGTTGTAGTTCTAAGCTGTGGATTTGTATTTCTTATGATAGCCCAACGTGATTTACGAATCCCATCATCATTTGGCTTCTGCTCGAGAGCTCTTCGGAATACTTCTATGCAACACGCAACAGA